GTAAAGGCAATCTTTAAGGCTAAGGACAAATTTGATTCGATGAAGGATAAGGTCTAATGGCAGATTTAAGAATTGACTTTGCCGCCGAGTGTAAGGGCAAGTAGGCTTTTAAGGAAGCCGACAAAGCCATATTCGGATTAGATAAGAGAGTTGTCCAACTTGGTAAGAGCCTTGGCTTAGCACTAGGTACTACAGCAATAGTTCGCTATAGCAAAGAGGCTGTAAAGGCTTTCGCAGCTGATGAAGCGGCAGCTCGCAGACTAGCAACGGCAGTCGATAACCTAGGTTTTTCATTCTCACAGAGCCGTGTCTCTGAGTTTATCGCTAACCTAGAGCAGTCCTCCGCTATTGCAGATGACGTTCTACGTCCAGCCTTTCAATCATTATTAACAACCACAGGATCATTAACCAAGTCTCAAGAGCTGCTCAATAATGCAATCCAGATAAGCCGAGCAAGTGGCATAGAACTTGGCACAGTAGTTGAGGACTTAAACAAGGGTTATGTAGGTGTTACCCGTGGTCTCATCAAATACAACACAGGGCTTACAAGGGCAGAACTACAAACCAAATCATTTAATGAGATTCTAAGCGTTGTCCTTGCAAAGTCTGCTGGCTCTGCGCAGGCTTACCTTGAGACTACTTCCTTCAAGCTCGATGCGCTTACCCTTGCAGGAGAGAACGCCAAGGAAACAATCGGCGCAGGGCTAATAGATGCCTTTGCTCGTATTGCAGGTGGCTCAGAGACCTCAGATGCAGTAAAGGCTATTGACAATATTGCCAAGGCAATCAACGGCGTTACCGCAGCTACAGGTTTCCTTGTAGGTGGCTTGGTCAAACTCTACAAAGGTCTTGACTTCCTCACTACATTCGGCGGACTAACTGGGGCTGATGGATCACTGGTAGGCATACTAGAAGGCAAGCCATCAACCAATCGTTCTAAGTCCCCAGCAGGTACAGCCGCTAGAACAGCACAGCAACGCGCAGCAGAAGCAGCAGCAGCGAAGCGAGCAAAAGAATTAGCAAAACTTACAAAGCAACAAGTAGACGCACAGAAAAAACTTACAGCCGAGCAGAAGAAGCAGAACGCTCTCAAAAAGGCTGGGTCAATCTTTGACTTAGACCAGATTCAGATTATTGCTGCACTCAAGGGACAACTCTCTGAGCAAGATCGTAAGCGTCTCGAACTCCAATTCGCTTTACTTCTAGGCAATGAAGAAGAAGCATCACGCCTCACATACCAGCTAGCCAAGGCTCAAGGACTAGGCGAGCAAATTGCCCGTGACCTAGCAAGCCTTCCAATGGCTAACAATCCTTTTGCATCATGGGAAGCCTATCTAGACAAGATTGCAGAGAAGGCTCGTCAGATTGCAAGTCTTACAGTCAATGCGCCACTAGGCACAGCAGCAGCCGCAGCAGCTTCAAGTGGCATGGTCTCTACCAACGTATCTACCAACGTCCCAGTCACAGGCTTTACGCCTCCTCCTACTGGCACATACGGCACACCTATGGGAGCAGTCCAAGGCCCTCAAGTAATTGAGTTAAAGATTACAGGCGATGGAGACTTGACCAATACAATTGCAAAGAACCTTATGCAGCAGAGCCTTTCTACTGGCAACCAAACTTACGTGAACCGTAGAACTGGTGGCTTTGAGTAATGGCATTACCTGCACAGATAGCGGTTACTTTCGACTTTAGCTCTGGTGCCACATTCGGGGCAGGATTCGTCATAGGATCACCAGACAACGGCGTTATCGGGGTCAATACTTTCGGTGCATCTGACGTAGTTATCCCTACAGTTGATCTAACTCCTAATGTGTATTCAATCTCAATTCGTCGTGGTCGCAATATCATGAAGGACACCTACGAGGCTGGCACAGCCATTGTGAGAGTCCTAGACCCTACAGGTGCTTTTAACCCACAGAACACTTCATCGCCTTACTATCCTTACCTTGTGCCGTTGCGTAAGTTGCGTGTCGCAGCTACAACCACAACAGCCCAGCACTTCCTATTCTCAGGCTATGTCAATGACTATAAATACACTTTCCCTCAAGGTCAAGAAACTGCCTATGTCGATATCCTCTGCACAGACGGCTTCCGCCTTCTTCAGATGGCTAACGTAGGCACAGTCCCTACAACACCAGCAGGGCAAACAACTGGCACACGCATAGGCAAGATTCTCGATGACGTGCAATGGCCTGTATCCATGCGATCTATCGCAACAGGAGATGCAACTTGCCTAGCAGACCCAGCGACTATTCGCACAACCCTTGAGGCAGTCAAGAACGTAGAGTTCTCAGAAGGTTTAGGGGCATTCTATATGTCACCAGACGGCACAGCTATTTTCAAGTCTCGTAGCCAAGTTACTGGCAGTCTAGGCAATACAGCCACAGCATTTAACCAGACTTCAGGTATCCCATACAAGAACCTCAAGTACGCCTTCGATGACAAGCTAATCATCAACGATGTGAAGTTCAACCGCGTAGGCGGCACAGCTCAGAACGTCATCTCACAGGCTTCTATTGACAAATACTTCCCACACTCTTTGACACAGGAAAACCTTGTAGCTGAGACAGATGCTCAGGTAGCAGGGGCAGCAGCGAACTATGTCAATACTCGCAAAGAGACCACAATCCGCATTGACGAGATGACGGTTGATCTCTTAGACCCAGCAGTTCCAACCGACACGATGATTGGCTTGGATTACTTTAACAACTTGGCAATCACAAACGTGACCGAGCAGGGCAGCACAATCAGCAAGACACTTCAAGCGCAGGGCTTTGCTTGGGATATCACACCTAACAAGATGAGCGTTACAATAACCACGCTCGAACCTATAGTGGACGGATTCATTATAGGCAGCAGTACCTACGGTATAATCGGACAATCAACTTTAAGTTACTAGGAGCAACATGGCAACCTTTCCAGTCGCAACAGGCGATGTATTAACAGCAGCGGTCTATAACTCGCTGACCGCCTTCACAGTCGATGCAGACGCTACGGCTGACTACACAGCAGTCCTAGACGATCAGTACCAAGTCCTAGTCCCTATGAACAAGGCAACAGCAGTAGCCTTCAAGATTCCTACCAACGCAAGCGTGGCTTATCCCGTGGGAACCGCCATCACAGTATTAAACAAGGGCGCAGGGCTCTGCACAATCTCAGCTGTAACTTCTGGCACTACCACAGTCCTTTCAGCAGGTGCAGTAGCAGCTTCTCCAACCTTGGCTCAATACAAGACAGCGGTCTGCATTAAGACTGCAACAGATACTTGGTACGTGGTGGGCGGAATTGCTTAACGTAATCTCAGGGATGCTTATTGCTCCTCCACCTCTTGTAGCACCTTCCGCAGTTGATTACCTTGTAGTCGCAGGTGGCGGAGGTACTTCTAAAAATAATGGTTATTCTGCGGGTGGCGGTGGTGCAGGTGGACTTCTTGCAGCTAGTTCTTATTCTGTAAGCGGCGGAAGTTCATACACAATTACTGTAGGAGCTGGCGGTACAGGCGCAACTTCAACAGGTTATGGAACACAAGGTAGCAATTCAGTTTTCGCAACCATTACTTCAACAGGTGGTGGTAAAGGTGGAGCTGGAAACACATCAAATCCTAATGGTGGAAATGGTGGATCAGGTGGCGGAGCAACAGCACCTTTTGGAGCTATCGGTCTTGGAACTGCAGGTCAAGGAAATAACGGCGGGTATTCAGGAAGCAATCGCGGCTCAGGTGGCGGTGGCGCAGGTGCAGTTGGACAAGACTCTCCAGGTGCGGCAGGTGGTAATGGTGGAAATGGATTAACTTCATCTATAACAGGCACATCAGTTTATTATGCAGGTGGCGGAGGAGGCTCTGCTCAATTCGTTACAACGGGTGGTCTGGGTGGAGGCGGAGCAGGATCAGATGATATTTCTGCTGGAACTGCTGGCACAGCCAATACAGGCGGTGGTGCAGGTGCATCTTCTCCAAATAACAGTTACGACGGAGCAAACGGTGGTTCTGGAATTGTGATTATTCGATATCCAGATACTAATCTCGACCTCACTTCTATTGGTGGTGGATTGACTTACACAAAGACCGTAACAGGCGGTTACAAGATTTATTCATTCACAGCAGGAACAGGGTCGGTAACTGTCTAATGGCTCATTATGCTTTCCTTGACAAATCTAACGTGGTGACTGAAGTCATCGTTGGCACGGATGAAACTGAAACCATTGAAGGATTAACTCCTGAAAAATGGTATGAAAACTATCGCGGTCAAACCTGCGTTCGTACTTCATATAATGGCAATATCCGCTACAACTATGCAGGGATTGGTTATACATACGATTCAGTCGATGATGCCTTTATCGCTCCTGCTCCATGCTCACATGAGACTTTAATTCTCAACAATTTGAAACGATGGGAGTGTGCTGACTGTGACGCCCAAGCTCTGCAAAGCAGGACAACAGCTTAGGCTGCAAATAGATGATTCGTTTCCAAGTCGCCTTAGAGCCAGCGATGGGTGGGTCGCAGATGCGAGACACGTTAAGGTTGGTACATCTGATCATATACCAGACCCTTCTTGCGGACAGATTGTTCGAGCAATCGACATTACAAGAAATTTATCTGGAACAAAAGAGCAAGACCTCATGCCTTATCTTGCAGACCAGATTCGCCTCGCAGCAAGAAGTGATAAGCGAATTGCTTACGTCATCTTCAATTCCAAGATTTGCTCAAAAAAATCCTTATGGCGTTGGGTCGCTTATCGTGGAGTCAATCCGCATATTAAGCATTGCCATATCTCTTTCACTAAAAAGGGCGATGCAGATGGCTCGTTCTTTAATATCCCAATGATAGGCGGCACAGCATGAACATGAAGAACCCTTACCTAATGTCAATAGGAGCGTTCCTAGCAGTATGGGGTACAACCTCAAACTTTGCTCTGGACTATCGTGCAATCCTTGGCTCTCTAGTTGCAGGCGTGTTTGGGTACGCAACCCCTAAAAAATGAACCAACAGGACTTCTTCACGCTTTACATTGCCACCCTTGGCATAATCGGTGGACTATCTGGGTATGTCATTACTCATTTACTCTCGGAAATTAAGCGACTTAACTCGCGTGTCGATGAGATTTACAACATACTTCTTGACCGATAATTATTGACATGGCAAGAACTAAGAAAATCATTGACCTAGATGCTTACTCAGCTCTAGACCAATACTGCATTGCTCTACACGTTTATTACACCAGTTTGCGCAAGGCTGGCTTCTCTACTGATATGGCTTTTTGGCTTCTCTTAGATCGTGAGTCCTATCCTGACTGGATTCTGCCAGTCAAGCCCATCGAGAAAATATCGGGTAATCCCTACGAGGACGATGACGAGGACTGATGAAGAAAATCGTAATCCTGAGCGACTTGC